TGGCCATTGCTCGTTGTACATCTTCAGGTGCTCCCTCTAATACACTTTGCCAACTTTCGCCTTCACGCAATGTTTCTTCTTGTTTAGCTTCTTCAGCATCATCTGCATTATTTTGACGCTTTTCGTGTGCCTCAAGTAGGCTTTCAATGCGCTTATCATATTCATCCAAAACGGGAGTAGCACCCGAAGCAGGTTCCTCTATACTTGTATCTTCCGCTTGCGTTGCTTCTGGTTGTTCCTGTTCAGGTGCTACCGTTTCATTAACTGCTTCTGTTGTGGTTGGTGTTTCTTCCATTACATTCTCCGTGCAAAATCCATATCCATTTTATCATCATCTGGTTCATCTTTATCGTCATCATCGTCTCTATCTTCTGGTTCATCATCTTCAGGAAACAATTCTTCAGTTAAAAACTTTTTAAATTTTGCATCGTTACTCAGCTTATCAAGCTGTCCAATGAGTGTAGCAAGATCACGATCAGCCTCTATTTCATCTAATTTGATGTCAATTGACATTTTGGCATCTTCTGCTGCCGCTGCAATTGCCATAATCATCTGTAATGGTTCCATTGGAAACCGTGTTTGTTCACCATCTACCTTATCAAGAGCTTGAAACTCCATCATAGGAGCAAACTTGTTGATGGTATCAACTAATTTGTTCAACATCCGCTCACTGAACCGGCCTTCCGGTAGTTCAATCGCCATTATGCTTTCTATCTCAAAGTCGATACGGTCACCTACTTTACGCATTCGATCAGCAGGATCCATTCCTTGGTCCATATCGCCCATATTCATTTGGTTCATACCCATGTTATTCCTCCGAAATCGACCTTGCAGCGGCCGCAAATGAGTTTGTTTCTTTCATAGTGCGTGTAAAAGTTTGCACTGTTCTTTCATGATCAATAGCATCATTTATCTGATTTTGCATATCCGTTTCTATTTCTTCATTAGTCACAGGACGGACACCCATTTCTTGCATTACTTGGTCTTTATGCTTATGACTTTCTATGTATCTGCCCAGTGCCCTGTCATAATACCCTTTTGAGTTTATGCCATTGACAGCAATAGGTCGCAAACGACCAGCAACATACCCTGCATCATTTGTACACGCTTGACATGGTATTTTGAAGGTCATGTCATTGATGTCGTACCACCACACATAGGTCACATGACAACACAGGTCAGCACGACAATGGTATTTGCGAGGACTTAAACCACGAGCACTGTGAAACTCACGGTGGGTCATATATCTAAATTTTGATTTGATCTCAGACATTTGGTAGTATCCTGCTTATGTTTTGTGGACTCGGTTGTTGAACACCCAGCTGTGAAGCCGCTAACGGATCTACGCTCCCAACACCAGCAGCCATGGCAGGTTGCGGTGCTTCCGGCATTGCCATGGGCACAGGCTGCTCTTCAGGCATAAGATCTTCAGGCAAATCATAGTTGCGTACAATCTGTTCAAGCAGCTTGTCGTTAGGTACACCTAAAGCTTGTAAAGTAGGTATCAAACTAAGAAACTCTTGTTTTTTTACACTGTCACTGACTGGTGTACTGCCCATGTCTTGAGCGTATATAGCAAAATCACCATCCAAATCTTCACCTTTTAAGACTTGTGTTGCACCATCTAGCACAATTACATCAGCATCTTCTGTCAAAAACACCTGCATCATAGATACATATACAGCCGAAAGATGTTCTAGCATTGCATCTCGCTCTCTAGCCAAACGACCAACCTCAGATGAAGAGTAAGCCGCCAAAGCCGTTACTTCTGTAGCAGTCGCTTTAGTTGCCTGACCCCTAGTAAAAGGAGCCATAACGGACCCTCTCTGAAAATCATCATTAACTTGATTGACATATTGCTGTAGTTCGGTTGGCACAGGACTATGAGGTACAGGTATAATAGACCCAGCTAGTGTTTGACCTGCACTTAACTCTACCTCTACATACTCACCATCTACGCCCTGTGACAACTTACTCATGGCATCCGCATCAAAGACCCCTTGTTCTACAATCCACTGTCTAGCTGCACGACGCACCATGTTTGCTTGATATGTTCGTATGACATTGGTTTCTTGCACTTGATCATACACACGGTACAACGCACTGTACCCACGCAATGGTACATCAGGTTGTCTAGAGTAGTACAAAGGTACAATAGGACTGATGGGCGCATCACTAGCTGAACGGAAAGGGATGTTGTCATACTTAGTGCTGCTTATGTCCTCACCTTCGCCTTCTTCAATTACAACACCTTCAAACAAAAACTTCTCACCATTGGAGTAATCTGGTGACCATATTCGCAGTTTGTCGCCACGGAAATCATAGCATTCTACGATCTCCACATACTCGAATACTGGCTCCGTTTCATATGACGCTTTGCGCCCACCATAACCTTTGCTTTCTTCACCATCGATGTAGTCCAAGTACTTGACAAGTGGTGAACTTACAAACCGCTTGTTTCCAAACTTTTTGCGTGCATCCTGTAATGTCATATAATACCGATGTGCAACAAAACGCTGATCATACCAAGACGCAGCATCTGTATCTACAATTACATCCCATGCGTTTATAGCAACAGCACTGATCCGTTTGAAGGGATCAGGGTTTTCGTTAGGCACAAGTTTGATAAATGCAGCAGGATATATCAACGCTAGTCGACTAGCATCTTCAAGTTGCGAACGCACACTATCCAAAAAAGCATTGGTCATTAATTGCGCTTTAATTGGATTGCCACGACCACGCACATCTGCTTTGAACACCACCGCAGGTGACCGTGTAAACAACGACGCAATATAGCCCTCGACATACTCGTACGCCCTAGTCGTTTCAATGAGGATCTGACCATAGTTGTCACTCTTGTCCCAATACTCACAATTATACGCCAACCGTAGCTGACGCATTTTCGGACGCTCATTGCGCCAGTATTCTTCGTGTTGATCATACAACGCTTGCAAGATCTTAGCTGTTATCATGACTTACGCTCCCAAGGTATTGGATTAGATTGCCTACGACCGACCCTTCTGTGTCTGATAAATTCATCTACCATATTTTCTTGCGCTCTGCGCAGAACCCGACGAGGCACATCACGGGTACATCTATAAGCCAAAGCCAATGACATTGCCATATCATCGTGCAAACCTTTCGGTGCTTCAGGTGTTACCTTCTGTATCATCAACGACCGTAACTCCATTATGGTTGTCATATCAAGACTTTCTATAATTTCTGCTACTATAAACTCACGCAAAGTCTCAAACGCATCTAACTTGCTTTTTACAGTCGTCGTCCAGTCTTTACCTTTGGCATCTAACCACAAGTTTTTGTATTTAAAATCTCGTAGTCTTGTCAACACAACATGCCCATGGTTATTGCTTTCACACAAAATCAACGCATTGTTGTATTCCCAACCAATGTCTGCCACCTTCTCACTAAACATTACCGGTGGCACTGTGTTTGTACGATACTGATAAACGACTTGCAAACTTGCTAATGACACAACTGTAATTACACTGTAGTCTAAATTGACACCCGCACTGACATCGACACCCATGACATACGCATCATTGTCAGTAGCATCTTCATAGCGACGCTCTGCCGTCTCAAACCAAATCGGTGTAATCTTTTTAAGATCATCACCATGAAAATATGTTGAAGTCGTAAAATGAAAGGCGTCATCTAAGCACGCAGGGTACTCACGCCGAAACTTTTCTAAGCCCAAAGTCGCAATCTGTTGCCGACGCCACATCACCTGCTCAGGATCTAGGTCATAGACCTCTGCCATGGCTTCCTCTTCAGCCGTATACTCAAAGTCTTCACTAACCCTTACCCTGTAGTTTTTGTGCTCATGCCACCAAAATGTCACTAACTTCCAGCCGTTTTCAGGCGCACCACTTACCAATCTATGAAATGCATCGCCAGCACGGTTTGGTGTACTTTCTATAATTACCTGTCCGTCCCCTACTGCTGCCATAGTAGTTGCCAGCAATTCGTCAGGGTCATCATAGAATGCAAACTCGCTCAAGTGAACAGAAGTCAAAGTAAAACTACGAGTACCTCCCTTTGAACCCGCAGTATACGAAGACAACCTTGCGCCCGTATCCTTGAACTCCAAATCCTGCGTGTTAGAAACACTAAACTGACGATGCAAAAGTTTGGGTAAACTCTTGTGAAACTTGTCATCCATACGACGCAGATGTTTAGCACTACGATCATGGAAACTGATGACGCCCCATTGCACTGGTTCGGATGATGTGTATGCTTTCCAAAATGCATACGCTCTTAGCAAGGTGCTTACCCCAATCTGTCGTGGCTTCAGTATGATGATCCGATTGTGCTGTTGTAGCTCTTTGAGCAGGTACTTTTGCTCATGGTTCATCTTAAACTTAACCATTTTGTGATTTCGTTTGTCTTGTATTGACAACATACCCACAAACTTATCAGATTTACTGATGGCTTTACGGATGTCCTCTCTGACATCTTTTGGGATGTTGTCTAAGAACTTCATACTATGCGAAGTGCTTTCTTGAGTTCGTCTATATCTTTGAGTGACTTCTCAGCACCCTCATGCTCTTCTTGTGTTCTAAATGTTTCGAGGACATACTTAGCTGCTGCAACTCTTGCATTTTCGCTGTCGCCCTGTCTAAGCACTACATCTAGTGCTTCCATGGCAGACAAGACTAGACCATCTACTCTGCCTTGTATATAGGCATTGAACATCTCGTCATTGCCCTGCGTTAGTGCCTCGCCCTTTTCTAGCAATGCGTATTGGAAGCTAGGCTTGCTACGCCATTTGTATAGCGTGTTTATGTGTATGCCAAGTTGCCTGCTGACTGATGCATATGTGTGACCATCTGCAATCATATCTACAGCCCGTTGCATTTCGGCTGACAGGACCATTACCTTTTTGACCATTTTGCGTGACATGTGTACTCCTGTGTATACCACATATTACTTTGGTGTTGGTTTGGTGTCAAATTGATATTTACTTGGTGTGCTTTTTGCGGTTTGTCTTGCGAGACACCACTCGTAGGTTTTTACGCTTGTTTGTACCGCCCTTGCTAAGTGGTTTCTTGTGGTCTACCTCACGCTTATCTCCAACCTTCAGTTTAAGCTTTCTGCGAGCTTTGTTGCGTGTAGAACGGTTTTTGCGTTGCTTAGCTGTCCCATGGTAGCTGTCATATTCTTTGCGATAGTTGCGTTTCTTCTTTGTCGGCATGTGACCCCCATACTGTATTGTAACAAAATTATATGGGGGGGGGATACAAAAGAGAATACATAATGGGCAACAAAAACATTTTTAACGCAGGATCATACCACCAATACATGGGGAGCACGGTGGGTGGGATGGTGGGACAACCGATTATGCCAAATTAGTTATAAATATGCCAGCAATATATGGGTGGGGGTATAGTTATGCCACATGTCACAACAGATATAACAAATATAATTAAAGCCGTGCCAAATATGGGTATGGGGGGTATTTTTGCTGTCGCTGGTGGGGCGGGGGCGTGGCGTTAGTGCGCCTTGGGGGCGATGGGTGGTGTGTGTACCCGTGATAGATTTGTAATCCGTGCAAAGTCAGTTCAAATTATCTACCCTTTCCCCTTAAAATATAAACCCTTCTTCGGGATCTAACTATGCGCGCTCCCTCTGTCCTGTGTCGGTCCTG